ACGTTTTAATATTAGATTTTGACGAGCCTATTTTAATTGAGGGGCAAAGTTTTGAAATTACAATCAATGAAGACGACGTTTTGATATATAGAGGCAAAGCATTCGCAACCGCACAAACCGACCTCGAAAATTTTCAACTCAACAAAGGAGTTTTAAAAGTATAAATTTATGGAGAAATTACAAATTATAAACCTATCAAACTACATTCGTCCAGAAATTCGAGAAGTGGCCGGAAAAAAATGGGTTTTGAATGGAGATAAAAATAGTTTTTATCAAACTATTATTGATGCTTACAACGGATCACCAACTAACTCGGCGATAATTGACTCTTATAGTCAGTTTATTTATGGTAAGGGTTTGACGTCGGATGACAAAGCAAAAAAACCAAGCGAATGGGCGGCGATTATGTCGTTAGTTTCTAAAAAAGATTTGCGTAAAATATGCAAAGATTTTGAAATGTTTGGCGAGGCATCGATTGAGGTAAAATATATTAATAATAAAATACAAAGATGTTTCCATATTGCAAAACAAAGGATTGCTCCGGAGGTTGCAAATGAAGAGGGAGACATTACAGGATATTATTATAGTTATGATTTTTCAAATGTAAATAAATATAAGCCGGAACGCTTTGACGCTTTTGGTTTTGGTGACGGCTTAGGCGAACGCTCTGAAATTTATATTTTTAGAGACTACCAGGTTGGGCAATTTTATTATTCCAATCCAAGTTACGTCTCAGGGATTTCGTGGGCGAAAATGGAGGAGGAAATTAGCAATTACTCAATCAATCACATTCAAAAGGGGTTGTCATTCGGTCATATTATAAATATGAATTGTGGAATACAGGAAAGCGCAGAGACAATCCAAGAGAACACTCGACAAATTAGAAACCACTTAACCGGATCACAAAACGCCGGAGCATTCTTTTTAAATTGGAACGATAACAAAGATAGCGAGATAACAATTTCGGCTTTGGAAGTTTCGGATGCGCACCAACAATACGCTTACTTAAGCGCTGAGGCTAGACAGCAACTTTGTACGTCTCATAAACTAACGTCTCCGATGTTAGTAGGGATAAAAGAGGCGAATGGTTTTAGCTCAAACGCTGAGGAGATAAAAGTTGGGTTTGCTGAATTAATGATAAATGTTATTCGTCCAAAACAAGAAATAATTTTAGACGGATTAATGGAGATATTCGCTGTTAACGGAATTACTTTGGACTTACAATTTGAAAGCCTAAGAGCTGAGGAAGTATTGGCTGAGATAGTAACTGACTCAACCGGTGCGGAAGTTGCAACGGTAACCAACGACGCTGCCGTTTCTTATAATGGTGCGCAAATTAGCTCAGCAATTGATATATTTGCAAAAGTTCGAGAGGGTATTTTGACAACCGAGCAAGCGATAGTTTTCTTAGTTCAATTCCTTAACATTCCGGTGGCCGTTGCTCAATCATTATTTAGTAATCAAAGCGCGCCTTTGACACAATTAAGCTCTCAAGACTTTACAGATTTAGGAGAGGATATTGATTTAAACGAGTGGGAATTGATAAGCTCTGAGGCCGTAGATTATGACAAGGAGGATGAGTTGGACGCAGAGATTGAGAGATTAAATAACGTTAGTACTCAATTAATGAAAGTTGGAATGGCGACTGCGTCGACTGGAGTGGCTCGTCCAAATGCAAAAAGTATTCAAGACGGAGACTTATTTAAAAGCCGTTATAGATATAGCGGAAATCCAAATCCGGAACGTGAGTTTTGTAAAAAAATGGTTAACGCAAATAAATTATATCGTAAAGAAGACATTGAAATGATGAGTCAAAAAAATGTTAATCCAGGCTTTGGAATGCGTCCAAATCCGGATCAACCTTACGATATATTTTTATGGAAAGGCGGAGGATTATTGAGTGACGATTTTCCTTTTGGAACTTGTCGACATTTTTGGGTACGTGAAACTTATAGAAAACGAGCTGACGTAAACAATCCAAATGCTGAAATAATAACTCCAGCGGTTGCTAGAAAAGAGGGCGAAATTTTACCAACTAATAATCCAAAGGCGTACATTGCGCCACATGATATGTAATTATGGCAACGACAATACTTTTAAGAGAAAACGAACTTACTAAAAACACGCTTTTAGGCGGGAATATTGATATTGATTTATATATTCCGTGCATCGCAGACGCTCAAAGGACTAGACTTGAGGAGATTTTAGGGGAAACTCTTTATAATAAAATTTGCTTAGACTTTGAAAACGACGACTTAGAGGGTGATTATTTAACTTTATATGAGGGATATATTGTACCTTTTATAATTGCAGCGGCAGCGGTTGAATATTTATTAATCGGAGCTTACAAAGTTAACAATAACGGAATATTTAAAGCGCAACCGGATAACTCAATCGCAATCGATAAAACCGAAGTTGATTATCTCGTTAATAATATGAGATTAAAATCTGAAATGTACCGAGATAGGATGTTCCGTTGGTTGGCTAGATTTCATTTACCTGAGTACGTTAGTAGTTCAACAAATATAGTCAATCCAATTCGCTCGAATTTAATTTGTGGCAAATGGTGGCTAGATAGACCATATTAAGATGAGGAAGACAGACAAAAGAACAGAGGAAAATATAAAAAAATTAAAAAAATTTTTGACAAATGGCATCGACATTAAACTTTACAACCAAAAGAGGGGACACTTTCAAACAAACGGACTTTCAAATAGTAATAAATGAAATTCCGTTAGACTTAACGGGAGGAGAAGTAAAAATCCAACTTAGAAAACAACCTGGAGGGCTTATTGCTTTAGAGCCAACGATTACAATTTTTGATCCGGAAAATGGAGAGTTTTGTATTGATGAGCAAATCATTAATATCGAGGCTTGCATTTATAGATACGATATTCAAGTGACAACCGAAAACGGAGAAGTTAACACTTGGGTAAGTGGATTGTTTACAATAACGGACGACATTACACGATAATAGATGAGCGATAATGTAAATATAATAGTACAAGACACAATTAACGACATCGTTGTTAATACGGCCGTTGTAGTTGAGACAATTGACATAAACGTACAGGTTGCCGTTGACGAAGTTAATATAATTGCAAATCCAAATAATTACGTGGTTAATATTAACCGAATTATTGGAGAGCAAGTTCAAAGCGATTGGAATCAAAACGACGACCAGGAGCCGGACTATATAAAAAACAAGCCGTCAATTCCGTCAATTGCCGGATTGGCGACGGTTGTATATGTAGATCAACAAGACGCTTTAAAAGTTGACAAAGTTGTCGGAAAGGGATTGAGTGAAAACGACTTTACAAATACATTAAAAACAAAACTCGACGGAATTGAGTCAGGCGCTCAAGTTAACGTCAACGCTGATTGGAACGCTACAACCGGAGACGCTGAAATTTTAAACAAACCGACAATTCCGGCAGCTCAAGTTAATTCCGATTGGAACGCAACGAGTGGCGTTGAAGAGATTTTAAACAAGCCAACAATTCCAGCAGCGGTTACAAATACAAGCGAATTAATAAACGACGGAGAGGACGGAGTCAATCCATTTATTACGGCAGCCGATTTACCTACATCAGTTACTTCGGTTGGGCTTACAATGCCCTCAGCGTTTAACGTGGCGAATAGTCCAATAACAAGCGCGGGTACTTTAGCCGTTACAGGTGCGGGCGTTGTTAGTCAATATGTAAGAGGTGATGGTAGTCTAGCAAATTTTCCTACTTCAACTGGAGGAGGAGCTTCAGTTTCTTATTACCTAAATGGAAGTGTATCTCAAGGTACAATCGGAGGGGTTGCATATAAAGAAATGAACGGCGTTCCTGTAATTGGAACAGGAACAGACTTTACTATAAATGCAGACGGATATATTGCTCAATTTATTACAGACGTAGGAGATCCAAACAAATTATTAATTCCGGCTGGAAATTGGAATTTTGAAACATATTTTAGTGCATCTTCAAATGGAGGAACGCCACGTTTTTATATTGAATTATATAAATACGACGGAAGTATTTTTACATTAATATCTAGTAATTCAGCAACTCCTGAAAATATTACAGGAGGCACGAGTATCGATTTATACCTTACAGCATTAGCAATTCCTCCTACTACATTATTAGCAACCGACAGACTAGCGGTAAGATTTTACGTTATACATAGCGGTAGAACAATAACAATGCACACTGAGAATAGTCACTTATCTCAAATTATAACGACATTTTCAACGGGTTTGACTGCATTAAACGGATTGACTACTCAAGTACAATCATTTGCAACAGGCACCAGCGGAACTGACTTTGGTATAAGCTCAGCAACAAGTACACACACGTTTAATTTACCTACAGCCTCAGCTACAAATAGAGGAGCATTAAGTAATACCGATTGGAGTACTTTTAATGGAAAATTTAATTTACCAAGTTTAACAAGTGGCTCAGTTTTATTTTCAAACGGAACGACTATCGCTCAGGATAATGCGAACTTATTTTGGGATGATACAAATAATAGATTAGGTATATTAACGACAACGCCAACGGCTAAATTACATATTAATTTACCCGCCGGGGCATTTGGATCAGGTAATCCATATAATATATTATCTTATGGAAATTCTAATATATTTAGAGTCTATATGGACGGTAATTGGAATTACGTTAATGAAGTAATACAAAATGGAGTTAATCAATCAGGATATATAATTAGTACAAACAGCTCTGAAAGAATGCGTATCACTTCAGCGGGTAACGTAGGTATTGGAACGGCAACACCTTTAACAAGACTTCACGTTACAAGTCCTCCAAATCCTGTGACAGGATTTGCTAATTTATTATCAAATAGTATATCTTTTTTTGGAGGATATAATGCTAGTTTTGAAAATTATGGATTAGCTCATTACAATACAACTACACAAGTAGTTATGCAAAGTACGTTTAATAGCACATCAGTTCCTTTAGCAATTAATAAATTAGGAGGTAATGTAATAATAGGAGATAATGCAGACAACGGAGGTAAACTTCAAATAAAAGCACCCGGAGCGTTGTCAACTGACATAGCTTTAAGAGTTAGGAATAGTGCGGATAGTGCGGATTTGTTTACAATAGCGGGAGACGGAAGTGGCATACTTTTAAGAGACTTAACAATTAATGGAATAAGCGTTGGAATAGGTAAAAATAATATAGCATCAAACTCAATATTAGGATTTCAAGTTTTTCCGTTTTTAACAACAGGAAATAATAATGCCTCAGTAGGTACGCAATCTTCATTTAGTTTCACAAC